CAACCTGGCTGGCATCACCGGAGCGCCGACGACGGGAACGGGGATCATCATGATCGCCTTCGTGCCCAACAACGACCTCTGATCCGGGTGACTGCCGGCGCTCTGTGGTTTAGGGCGCTGGCAGTGTTTTGGAGGCGCCATGAGCACCTTTGCTGCAATGGAAGCACGCATTATTTCGGAGCTTCACCGGGATGATATTGCCAGCGTGGTCGATGACTACATCAACGACGCGATCGCGCACTATCAGCGGTTCAGGTTCTGGTTCAACGAGAAAAAGTCGATGGCGGTGACCATCGCCGGCACCGATCTCTATAACTGGCCGACCGATCTGGTCAAGCTCGACCGGCTGATCATGCTGGTCAACAGCGCTGAGACCGAGCTCGAGTTGGTGGCGCCGGAGGACATCGATCAGCTGGGCATCAAGGCCAGCGACCGCGGCCAGCCGGCCTGGTTTGCGCACTACGGCAAGTCGTTCCGGCTCTACCCGTGCCCCAACCAGGCTTACCCGCTGGCGCAGTATTACCTGTTCACGGTGCCGGCCGAGACCACCGGCTCTGCAGTGGAAAACATGTGGACCAAGGAGGCCGAGGAGCTGATCCGCACCCGCGCGAAAAAGCTGCTGGTGGGGCAGTTCATGCCGACCTCGCAGGACACCATGGGCTGGGCGTCAATGCTCGACAAACAAGAGCGCGACCTCTTGCAGGACATGCAGCGGCAGACCCAGGAGAGCACCCGGAGCGGCCGGCTGCGGAGCTGGGATGCTTGACTGGCGGCCAGACCTCGACCCCCGTACACCGGGGATCCTGACCCTGGTCAGCGAGATGCTGCCGGAACCCAACGGCGGCTATTACACGGTGCATTCGGAGTGCACCTTCGGGCCGGACCCCAACGGCTATGTCTATGTGCCGATCGCCGGGGAGACTTTCCCCAATGCCTACTTTGGCAGTCGCTGGAACTCGATCCCCGGCGGCATCCTGCTGGTCGGCACCAACAAACGGATCAGTGTGCCCGACCTCAGTGGCGGCAACGGCTTTGTCAACGTCTCCCGCCCTGGGGACTACGCGCTGGGCACGTTGCCGTACCAGTACCCTGAAGATGCCTACGGCTTCTTCGACTTCTGCGCTTTCGGCGACATCATCGTCGCCTGCAATAGAGGGGTGACGGCGCAGAAACGCAGTGCGCTGGACCTCTCCGGGGGGACGCTGTTCTCGGATCTGGGCAACCCGGTGTGGACCGCCGCGCCGGGGGCCAGGGTGTGCTGCGTCGCCAATAATTTCGTGTTCCTGGGCGATGTGGGCAACTTCTCGACCGTCACCGGCGCTCGGGACATCCTGGCCTGGTCGGCCATCGGCGACCACACCGACTGGCGCATCAACCCCCAGGTCACCCAATGCTCGTTCGCGCAGTTTGTGGACACTCCCGGCGGGATCACTGCGGTGACCGAATTCCAGAACGGGATCGTGGTGTTCAAGGGCCACTCGATGTACCGGGGAAGATACGTCGGCGCGGGTCCGAATTCGCCCATCTGGGACTTCGAGCGCATTTCCGACAACATCGGCTGCATCGGGCCGCGCTCGTTCACCACCATCGACCAGGGCATCGTGTTCGTCGGCGATGAGGATATCTTCCTCTACGACGGCACCCGGCCGCGCTCGATCACCACCGGCATCAGAAGGTGGCTGGCGGCGAATTACATGTTCGTCGGCAACAACGCCGGACAGTACCCGTTGTTGCTGGGCCACTTCCGTACCGGCGACCTGGTCTATATGTGCGGGTTCACCAAAATGCTGGGCTGGAACTACCGGCTCGACAAGTGGGGTGCGCTGAGTACGACGATGACCGCCCAGGCCATCCCCTGCCGGACCAATACCATCCACTTTCGGACCAACCAGGTCATCGGGGTCACTAACGGCCAGGAGCAGATCCAGACCAACCCGGAGGCGGTTAATGTCGACATCGGCTATATCGTCAACGGGGCGACCAAGAACCGCAACAAGGAGCAGTGGGGCAATTCGTACATGATCACCGGCTATGTCGGGCAACCGGACAGGTTGTCGACGCTGTCGCGGGTGACCCCGATCATGCCGCTGGCCCCGCAGAACCCGGTGACGGTGCCGCCGACGCTGGAACTGACCTGGTACGGCAGTCCGTCTCCGGGCCAGGGGCGGCAGATCGGCACCGCCAACTACAACAGCAAGTACCGTTTCGATACCCTGGGCGGCAACCCCAACCAGGTGGTGACCGCCAGCAGCTACGAGTTTTTCTCGTTCCGGCTGGACATCCACAACCAGGCGATCAATGCCACGGTTGGCATCGTCGACATCGTGCCCAAACTGACCCCTGCCGGTGAGCGGTGAGTTCAGCCAAGTACACCGACAGCATCGCCCTGCCGCCGCTGTCGAAAGACGCGACTGAGTGGGACCGCAGGCTGCACCAGGCGTTGTGGGACCAGTTCCGCATCAACATGGGCCGGGTGACGGCCATCGAGCGCACCCTGGGCATGGCCCCCGCGCAAGGGGGGTGGGTCAACCGCAACCTCACGGTGCAGGGGGCGACGCCAACCTATACCGTGCTGCTCGACGACTACTTCCTGCTGGCGAACCGGGGCGGGACGATGACCTATGTGCTGCCCCCGGCGGTCGAGAGTCAGGGCCGGGAGTTGTACTTCCGCACCTATACCAACAACGCCGTGGTGTCGGCCAGCGCCAATGTGGTGGGCCTCGCCGGGGGACCGCCGGGGACCGCGATCTGCATTGCCACCGCAGGGTCGTGGGCGCTGCTGGTCAGCGACGGTGTTAACTGGCTGATCAGCGCGGCGGGGCTCATCGGCGGCACCGGAGCGGCAGGACCGCCGGGGGCTACTGGCCCCACTGGCGCGACCGGGGCGGGGGTAACCGGGGCCACGGGCAGAACCGGTGCCACCGGCAGTACCGGGCCTTCTGGGGGCGTAACTGGCGCGACCGGTGCCACGGGGCTGCTGGGGCCGACCGGTCCCGGTGGGGGCCTGACGGGCGGGACCGGGGCGACGGGTGCGACGGGATCCACTGGTGTGGGTGTTGCGGGTGCGACCGGGGCCACCGGGGCCGGAACGGCGGGTGCGACCGGTGCGACCGGGGCAGGCAATACCGGCGTAACCGGCGCGACTGGCGGCACGGGTGCGGTGGGCGGCACCGGAGCGACTGGTGCCGGGATCGCTGGCGCGACCGGGGGCACGGGCGGCACGGGCAGTGTCGGCAATACCGGAGTGACCGGTGCGACTGGCGCGGGGCTGGCCGGGGCTACCGGCGGGACCGGTGCCACCGGGGTGGGGCTGGCGGGGGCCACCGGCGTGACCGGCGCTACTGGGGCAGGACAGACTGGGGCCACTGGCGTGGTGGGGCCGACGGGTGTGGCCGGGAATACCGGCGCTACCGGAGCAGGGGTCACGGGGGCCACCGGCAGGACCGGATCGACCGGAGCCACCGGCGGCACCGGCAACACGGGCGCTACGGGCGCAGGCAATACCGGGGCCACCGGCAACACCGGGGTGGCCGGGAATACGGGATCGACCGGCGCGGGGATCGCTGGCAACACCGGGGTCACCGGGGCGACGGGGTCGGGCAATACCGGGCCGACGGGAGCAACCGGGGCAGGGACGGCTGGGGCCACCGGCTCGACCGGCAGCATCGGAGCGACCGGGGTCACCGGGGCCACGGGGGCCGGTGGCGGACTGACCGCGACCTATGTCGGCTATGGCAGCGCAGGCAACCTGCTCACGGGTGCGGCCAGCCTGGTCTATACCGTCAGCGGCACCAATGTCCGCCTCGCCAACATCTATTCGCTGAACGGGATCACCGATGTCGGCGCCGAGAACGCGAGTGCTGGCGCTACTGCCTACGCCCAAGTCTATGCCGGGAATGCCGCCAGTTATCTCTGCCTCATCAAGTATGGGACGGCGTTTGCCGCCAGTGGGCTGAACGTTGCCAACCAAGGTGCGTTGTACAACACCGGGGGGCAGTTGCTGATCTCCAATGGGGCGGCGGCGGATATGGTGTTCGCCACGGTCGGGACCGAGAAATTCCGCATCTATGATACGAAGGGCATTGGCATCCGCTCGACCGCCGCCGCCTTCAACCTCAAGGTGTGGACCCGGCAGGCGTACACGGTCGATACTTCATCACTGGAGTTGGCGGTCGACAACGGCGGCGACCGCTACTTCTACCTGGGCGGGACCAACCTGTCGATCACTGGCGGCGGCACGGTGGCGATCCAGAATGTGCCGGGTGGCTCTTCGACGGTGAACATCCCCGGCTCGGGGACGCTGGTGCTGAACCCGATGACCACCCAGGGCGACATGATCGTCGCCACTGCCGGTGGCGTCCCCTCCCGACTGGGCTATCCGAACATCGGCAACGTCCTGCTCGGTATCTCGGGCGGGATGCAGTGGCAAGTGCCACCGTGGATGAACCACCGGGGACTGTGGAACGCATCGACCCAGTACGTCTTCAACGACGTGGTGTTCTATGGCGGGGTGCAGTCCGTGGCTGGGCCGGGGGCAGTTCCGGTCGGGACGGTGCCGACCAACCTGAACTACTGGTACATCCTGGCCGACCGTCCGGCCTATGGGCAAGTGGCCGACGCTGCGACCATCAACTGGGACGTGGGACTGTTGCCCACCGGCTGGCTCAGTCTCGGCGGCAACCGCACGATGGCGATGCCGACCAACATGGTGGCGGGGAAGACCTATCTGCTGCTGATCGTGCCCAACAATTTCACCCTGACCTGGGCTGCTGCCTACCGGTTCCCCAACGGACTGAAACCGCAACTGTCGAGCGGGGCAAACATGACCGACGGCATCTCGTTTTTCTGTGATGGTTCCCAGATGTTTGGGGTCATGCAACCGGCCTTTGCCTGATGCACTCGGTCATGCACTGGGGATCGCAGTTCAAGCCGCCGCCAGCGGCGAACCTGGTCTTCGACCACCCGCTGATGTACCAGTTGTGGCCGACCAAGGCGGTCAGCCCGACCCCGACCTTTTCCTGCTCGGGCCAGGGTGGCACGGTCCACGACTGGGAGATGGTGCTGCGTAAGTGCCGTCCGAACGAGGCGCGGTTCCCAGGCGCGAGGCGGGTCGAGAACATGATCCTCGGCAGCAGTCAGAACCTGACCGTCGCCCCGTGGACGGCGTACAACGTCGGCCTCAATTCGGCGGCACCGATCCTGACCTGGAACTATGGCGGATCGCAGGCCACTCGGGTGCAACTAAACCGTGGCAACGACCTCGCGGTCGGGGTGTCGAGCATGTACCAGGTCATCGTCGTCCCCCTCTGCACCGCCGCCTATCGGCTGACAGCCAACCTGTGGACGCTGGGCAACCCGGTGACGCTGGTCATTGCCCTCAGCAACCAGATCAACAATTTCACCATCACCAACACCAGTCCCGTCCGCTACTCGTTCCTGGTCACCGGCAGTTATGCCTCCGCACCCTCCTTCGCCATCGGCCTCTATGGCGGCAATAGTGGTGGGGTCAACAATTCGCAGTCGGCGGACATCATGGTCGGCAACGTGCAGATGGAGTTGATCTCGGGGCAGTCCAACACCAACCCCGGCGAGTACCAGAGTGTCGGTATGGGCGTTGCGCCGTATCAGTATTCCAATGTCGACGGGGTGCGCTGCTACGGGGTCAAGCTGGGCAATACGATGACCGGCAACATCGTCAACGAGATCGCCGGGACGGTGCCGCTGACCACCCCCAACGGGGCCAGCGCCATCGTCTGCGACACGGTGGGGCCGGGTGGCATCCTGATGGATACGCAGACCACCGTCGGCTGGGGCATCGAGTGGGACTTCAGCACGGTCAATGTGTCGAGCATGTCGGTCGTCACCAAGAACGCACCAGGTCCGACCGGGGACTATTACGGGGCTGCTTTTGTCGAGACTGCGGTCAGTGCCCAGCACTACATGAACACCAGCGCCACCCTGCCGTTCGCGGTCACCAATTCGTTCTTCGGCGTGTTCGCCGCCCCCGGCCAGCGCAACAACATCCAGGTGCAGCATATCCTCGGCCCCGACCAGGCCCTGGCGAGGTATACCCTCGCCGGTAGCGGCACGGTCACCGCAGCGTACATGAACGGCGGCACCGGCACCCTGCGTGGCTCGGGCATCATTCCCCTCAAGGGCGGGTGGTACTTCTGCTGGGTGGCGATGTCCGGGGTCGCGGCGAATACTGCGCTGTCGACCTGGATCGTTGCCGAGAACGGCAACACCTATGGCGGCAGTGGGCAACCGGCCTGGTATCT